ATCTACAGGTGTATTTAAATCTACCGTTGCAGACCCTAAATTAGCACTCATTGATAGGCCTGTTACACTAGGAGAAACATCTCCTTGCATTCCAAGAGTACCTAGAGATGCAATCATTGGTTCACCGATAATCATTGCATCTGGTGCAGGATCAACAACACCTAAAGTTAATTGAGCTACGTTTAAAGTATTTGCAACAATGGTTGCACCACCACTAACTTCTGTAGAACTTCCTAGAGCTGACGTCATGGCAATTCCAGTCACGTCTACTTGTACGGAACTACCAGCATCTCCCCAATCGTTTATTCCCCATCCAAGTCTGCCCCAACCTTCATTATTAAAGGCTTCAACAGCACCAAGACCCATAGTGGCCCCAATACCTGTTAACATTGCATCAGGACCAGCATCTGCTGTACCTAAAGAATTTGTAAGTGCAAAACCTGTTACATCGACTTCAGCTCGACCTGTGGCGACTACGCTATTTAAAGTATTTGTAAGTGCTAAACCTGTTGGAATTATTGTTACGTCCCCTTGCATTCCAAGGGTGCCTAAATTTGTCGATAAAGAATTACCAGTAGCAATAAGAGTGCCTGCTATACCCCAACCTTGAAGTCCCCACTCTTGTCTACCCCAACCTGCATTAATTTCTGCTGAGCTTGACTCATCTCCCAAGGCGCCTGTAAGTGCAAGACCTGTTGGAATTATTGTTACATCTCCTTGATGATCTACACTACCTAAAGCTGAAGTGAGAGCATTACCTGTAACTGAAGGACTAACATCTCCTTGATGTCCTAAAGTGCCTAAAGCTGAAGTGAGAGCATTACCCGTAACTAAAACACTAACATCTCCTTGCATTCCAAGAGTGCCCAAAGATGCAGCAAGGGCATTACCCGTAACTGTGAATGTTGGGTTAGCTGTATCGTTCCATTGGTTTTGACCCCAAGAGCCAGTACCCCAAGTTCCTGATGCCATAGGAGTTTACCTCCTAATTAACCAGAGATTCTTAAAATCGCTGCTGTTGATGTTGGCGCTGGAAACTGAACTGTAAACGTACCTGAAGTTGCTGTTTTATCTCCTCCAAAATCTAAAACACAAACTGCAGAGTTAGTAGTAGCAGATGATGTGTTGTAAATTAAAGCTCCTCTTGCTGTCAGAGTAACGTTTTGAAATGACAGATCAGCAAAATCTGCTCTTGCAACACCAGCTGTTAAAGAAGTTGGGTTGTTAACAAGTGCGCCGCCACCAGCTGAATAGTTAGATGATGTAACTTCATTAGTTGGTGCACTAGTTAATAAAGAAGTTGTTGCTGAGTTTAGAGTAGCTGAAGAAGTATAAAGAGCTAACTTATATTTATCACCACTAGATTGTGAAAAATTAGAGTCACCTTCTAATAGTAATTTTTTAAAGTTGTTTGCAATCGCTTGTGTTATAGCCATAGTTTTCTCCTTACTGTTTTCCTATTCGAGGAACACCTGCTTGGTATTCATCTCGTCTTCGTCTTCCCATTTGTTCTATTGAGAATCCTTTGACAGCCTCAATGTATTTCTTATCATAAAGCTGGAGCATGTCAACGGGTCCTTTTAAAAATCCGTAAGCCTCTACTAGGCATGCATACAATAAGCCATTGGGAAATTCTGTACTTAAGTATGTAGTGGTAACTGTACTCGATAATCCAGATGGTTTCAAGATATAATTTAACTGAATAGTATAAGTTTGATCTGGAGTTGGAGCCACCACTATTCGGGTCTCATCCCAGTTACTATAATATTTAGGCACCCCTTGAGCTGCTGTCGGATTAAATTCGGACATAAAACTAGTGTCTCTAAACTGTAAAAAATCTCTATTTTGATCAGTAGAGGGCAGGGCCGTATCTACAATTTGAGCAGATCTAATTACCAATAAATCGGTAGGAGTGTCTATAAATCTGGTACCCGCTATTAAATTAGCTGAGACATATCTTCTGTTATTATCGGAATCTACTTCTCTTAAAATTCTAAATTCTGCATCTTCAATAAAACCATTTACAATAGTGTCGGTTAAAACGTTACTATTCACTTCAGTGTAGTCTCTAATCTTTGTTTTTAATTCATCGTATGTCATGATATAGTAATTGTTACGCTCCCTATTTGCATTAATGCTTGTCTCGCATTGTTAACTGTATTTGGATTTGCAGGTGTCATGCTATTATCAGTAACGGTTTGAAACCCAAAATCTCCAGGCAAAGTTAAATTAGCAATAATTCCTCCACCACCGCCAGTCAGTAAATTAAATTGTTGAGGTCTTGGATGTGGAAGTCCTTGCGGATCTGCTGAATAAGGTGTCGGTTCTAATTGTGGTTGTTTAGGCTCATACTCTGAAGTATGGACTCTTGCACCATTCCATTCTTTGACCATTTCACGATACGGAAAAGCTAAACCCGATCGGTCTGAAATAAATAATGCGTATTTTCCTTTTGATAAATTTCCCATAATTATATACTCGGATAGTAAGTTCGAGGAGCAATGTATACACTTGATGAAGAACCATCTTCTTCTAAAGCTCTTGCTAATTCATCCTCATAAATTAATTTTAATTCTTGTATTCTTGGTGCTGCATATTTCATAGATAGATAATATGTTAATCCTGCAACCATGCAAGGCACAAATCTATATGGAACATCAGTAGCGTTCGTATAAGCACCAGCATCTTGTATTCTTTTTTCATAATAAAAATTTATAACATTTCCATTTTCTGTAGAACCAGGTGTTAAATATAAAGTAATTAAGATGTGGTCTACAAATCTTTGAACAAAATATTGTGAAGGTTGGCCTGTAGAAGACTTATTAGACAAAGCTTGAAACTGAGACCTATTAATTTTTTCTAAAGGGGAATCCACGTTAGAAGAATTTCTGTAAGACATTTCTAAAATTTCTGTAGCTTGATTTACAAAATTTGTAACAGCAGCTCCATCTGAATGAGTAGCAGCCGTAGTTCCGTTTACTCCTCTTGTTACTCCAGTGAGCTCTAAAGAATTAAATCCAGTATAAGATATATTTTCTGATCCAACATTTATGGTTCCAACATCAGGCATACGATCTTTAGAAGCAATAGTAATTCCAGTAGTGGCGCTGGTAGAAGCTATTGCAGCCGTAAGCGTTGTTGTAACTCCGTTTGAATTACCGTCGGCTGTAGATCTAAAAATTTTATATTCGTTTTGACCATCAACTAAAGTTATATTAGTTTTAGCTACTTCCCAAAAATGAAGACCTCTATTGCCCCACTCTTGAAATAAAATATTTAAAGAACGTCTAGCGGTTTTTAAATTATAACCGCTCATGTCAAATTGACCGAGTCGGTTATAAGACTCTTCAATTATCTCATCAATCGAAAACGTTTTATCAAACGTTGTAGTGCCAGAAGTAGTGTTGGCCATTTAAACTCCTAGTTATAAAACACAGAACAAACTGTTACATGTTCAGTTGTAAAAGCTACGCATAAATCTGTTTCAAATAAAATAGGACCAGGGAAATTTATTACAATAGGGCTTCCGCCAGATGTAACTCCACTAGTTTTATATTTAAATTTCACCGTGCCAGAAGCTCCTCCATCTTTTAAATGAAAGTCACCTGAAGCGGCGGTAGTATTTAATACAACACCCATAGCTCTTGTTCTTCCTGATTTTACAATTTTATTTTCTGTGGTTACATTTGCATTAAATATGTCTCCACTATTGCCGTTTGTAATCATATTCTTCTCCGTTAAAATTGATGAGGGCCCGAAGGCCCTCAATAATTATTTATTAGATATTACCAATAAGTTCAGCTGCATTTCTGTTAGCTGTACAAGTGATGTAGTCTAATGAAGTTACTCTTTGTCCTGATGCAGATGCTGATACAGAAGCTGCAAACATTTGCATATCATCAGTGTTGATGTTTGACGTAACAGTAGCTGCTAAAACTCTGTTTACAAAAAACTCAACTTTACCTGCTCTATCACATCTAAATCCTACAGTGTCATACCCATCGTCTGTAATAGTGTATGCAGTGTATTGAACTTGATTTGTTCCATCCGCATTTTTAGTTACAAATCTGTAAAACTGTTCACCGTTGTTAGACTCAATAGAGATTCTGTTTGCAGATCTCCATCCAGAAGTTCCAGTAAAAGTTTCAACTAATCCAGTACCGTAGTCAGTAGCATTAGCGTCATTATTTTTAATTCTCGCTTCGTACCAAATAACTGTACCCGGGTTAGTGATTGCTCCTGTGCTATCTCTAGTTTCAGCTACAGCTTGAAAAGTATTTTGAGTTTTAACAAGAGCTAAACCATTATTGTCTGTTGTGTTTGCAGACGTTAAAGTTACTGCTCCGTTTACCTCATTAGATATTCCTGCTGTC